GCCCCGCGCCAGGTGTTGATGATCAGCGACGCCCCGCGCGCGACCGCGTCAAGGCTGGCCTGCACGCCGTCCGCGACACTGGCCCGGATCCCTGCCCATGCGGCCGCCACCGTCGCCCCGAGCGCCTGTGCGCCGGTGCCCATGCGGTCCCAGACCTCCGCGGCCACGCCGCGCATGAGATCGAGGGCGTCGGAGAAACTCCCCGCCGCCGCGACCAGCCGGCCGAAGCGCAGGATCAGCTCCTGCGCGCCGATCACCAGCGCCACAAAGGGCAGCCGGATCAGCGCCCCGCGCAGCAGCGCCAGCGCCGTGGCCAGCCCGCGCACGCTGACGGCCGCAACTGCCAGCCCGGCAACAAAGCGCCCGGCCACAAGCGCCGCAACCGCTGCAAGCGTGGCTGCCAGCCGGTCGAGATTGCCCAGAACAAGCTCTATGGCACGGCCCACGGGGCCGCTGCGCTCCGCGAGTGCCGCCATCGCATCGGCCACGGCCTCGAGCGCCGGGGCCGCCGCGACCGCGAGCTGGTTGGCCAGCCCACGCCAGATCAGCCCCAGCCGCGAGATCGCATCATTGGTCCGTTCGATCTGTGCGGCGTCCTGCGCGGAAACCACGACCCCGAAGGCGCGCACGTCTTTCGTCGCCTGGCGCAGCGTACCGCTGTCGATCCGGCCCATGGCGATGGAGCCTTCCTCGCCGAAGAGCTGGCCCGCCACCGCGGCGCGCTCGGCCGCCCGCACGAAGGCTTCGATGGCGGCGTTGATCGCACCGACGCGCTCGTCCAGCGGCAGCGCGATCAGCTCGGTGGCCGACAGCCCCAGCCGGTCCAGCGCGTCGGCGGCGGGGCCGGTCCCGGCCGCGGCCTGGCTGAGACGGCGCGTCAGATCCTTGGTGGCCTGCTCGATGCCCGACATCGACACGCCCGCCAGCTCGCCCGCGCGCTCCAGCGTCTGGATCGAGGCGACAGTGGTGCCCAGCGACTGCGCCAGCTTGGCCTGACTGTCGACGATCTGCAGCCCGCTGCGGATCATCGCCGTGGCCGCAGCCCCCACGGCCGCAGCCCCTGCCGCGGCGGAAATGCGCAGCCGGCGAAAGAACCGGTCGGCGCGGGCATTGGCGGCTTCCATTTCCGAGCTCAGCCGCTGGAAGGCGGTGGCGCCGTCCGTGCCGATCCCCTTGAGTTCCGCGCGCACCTGCCGGCCGCCCTCGGCGGCCAGCCGCACCGTCACCTGTTTGGACGCGCTGGTCATTGGGACTCCGATCCCTGTTTCTCTGCTTTTATGGCGTGTCGTTTTACTGCGGGCGCTGCGCCCGGATCTGCGCGTTGATCGCGCGCACCATCGCCGCCTCGATCACCGGCAGAAGCTCCACCGCGGCCCTCGGGTCGAGCCCGCCGGCCGTGGCCATGGCCAGCACCGCGCCCATGTCCCAGCCGAGCACCGCCCCGTCCGCAACGCGCAGCTGGCCGGTGGCCCGGCATGCAAGGTCCCAGGCCAGTGTGCCCTCGCGCGTCAGCGGCGCGTTTTGCCGCGCCGGGCAGGCTTGGCAGATGTGCGGGCAGTTGTTGCAGTATTGCGCGCCCCCGCCGAAGTGCCACTCGGCGAGGGCGCTGAGGCGTTTTTTTCCTGCTCCAGATGCAGGCCCGGCGCCACGTAGCGCAGCTGGAACGCCTCGAAGATCGGCACGATCTCGAGCAGCGCGTCGAGCCCTTCGGGGGTGAGTTCGGCCGGGGCGTCGTCGGCATCATGAACCCCCGCCCAGTCATCCACGGCCACGCGCGCCAGCGCCTTGGCCAGCGCGATGCCGCGCGCATTGGCGCTGGCACCCTCGGGCAGATCCGCAAGTATCGGTTCCTCGCGCGCACGGTTCATCAGCGAGGTGGTGATCGGGGCCACGCGCAGCTGCACGCCGTGGCCGAGATCGAGCCAGTCAGGGGACGCGTTCAGGTCGAGACGGATCATCAGGGGGCTCCATGGGTTGGGACATCGTTGAGAAGCGCGACCTCGAGCATCACGCCGGTCGCATCTGCGGCGGCGCGCCAGTCGAAACTCGCCTCGACCCCGGCCGGGCCGGTGATCGAATATTTGGGTTTGGGCAGGTAGACCCGCGGCAGCGTGAAGGTCAGCGCATAGCCCTCGGCCATCGCGAAGCCGTAGACCAGCGCGACCGGATCGCCGCTGGCGGCCTCGGCCATCAGCGTCTGGCCATCGAAGCGCACGGTCAGCGATCCCTCGCAGGTGGCAAGCGTTGGATCCGCGCCATCGATGCGGCCATCCTCGCGGATCGACCGCACCCGCTCGATGCCGTTGGAGAAGGTCAGCGAGCCGGCCGTGACGCCTGCCAGCGGTGATCCTGCGCGCGCAATGCGCCCGCGTCCCTGGCTGAAGCGGCGCAGCGCAAAGGCGGCAGGGTTTGCGTTCAGCGTCGCACTCGCGGTCTCTTCGCCCTGCGCCACGACCGAGACGGTGGCGTTGGCCGGCCCTTCCTGGCCCATCTGGAATGACAGCTCCTCCAGCACCGCGCCCGCATGGCGAAAGAAGACCGGGGTGGTGAGCTTCGGGTGCCCGATCTCGATCAGGAAGGACGGGATGGTGTCGGCCCCGCTGCGCCAGACATGGCGATAGCCGCCGCCGGTGAGCGTGGGGGCGGAACGCTGTCCGGCCGAGGCGTCCAGCGTAAACGCGTTTCCGTCGGGGCCAGTGGCGTCATGGGTGATCACCAGCGCCGTGTCATCCTCGACCGTGTAGCTCGCGACCGCGATGGCGGGATCAGTGGCGGCGTTGAGATCCGAGGCCAACGCAGCCAGCGTATCGGTCAGCGTGGCGCCGATCTCCGTCTCGTCGCCCGCAGCAACCCCCACAACAAGGCTCCAGGCCACCCCGTTCAGCGTGAGCGTGTCGCCCGGCGCGGGATTCTCCGCGAAGGTGATCCGCCCGGTTGCGGCCTGCGGTGTGGTCTGCGGATCGCCGAACAGCGCCGTCATCCACCAGCCGGTGCCCTGCAGATCGAACGGGATCTCCAGCTGGCCCTCATCGGTGACCAGCCCGCGATACGGGTCCTGCGCGTTGCGCCCGCGCCCCAGAAGCGGGTCGTCGCCGAGCGGGATGCTCGCCGACAGATCCGCCGTCTTGAAATCGAGCGCCCGCACCGGGCCCGTGGTGGCCCCACCATATTGTGTCTCCCGCACCGCCCTGAGTGTGGCATCGGCGCCATAGGCGCGTTGCTTGCCCATGCTGATCCTCCCTGTGATGTGCAGATGTGATGTCTCGAGATGGCCGCGCCTGTCCGGCGCGCTCACCCGCTCAGCGGGTCGCTGACCTGGTATTCCAGCGTGACCGCCAGCGCGGCCGCCAGAAACGGCGCGCCGCCTTCCACCGGCACCGGCTGCAGCTCCGGCGCCGAGGGCGTCATCAGCTCCACCCGCCCACCGAGGCTGTCGTCATGCGCCAGCGCGGCCCCGATGCGGGCCAAGAGCCCGTCGAGCGCCGCCTCCGCCGCGCCCGGCGGCATGAACGCCTCGATCTCCACGCGGTGGCGGTAGTAGGCCCGCCACGGGCTCAGCGTCACATCCGGCTCGCCAGGATTGCCGTCGCGCAGGATCACCAGCCCTTCGGCCGGCACCCGCTCCGGCAGCATCGCGTTGCGCCGCACCTCGGCGCCTGCGCGCGCGGCCAGCTGCGCCGTCAGCGCTGCAAGGATCGTCTCGCGGGTCGAGGGCATGAAAGAGCTCCGATAGGTGGGCGAGGTCGGTTGACCTGATGCAGCAAGCGTATTGAGGGTGCCTCAGCGCTGGAAACATCGTCCTTGTGCGCACCCAGTCCGGGTGCCAGACACCACCGGGTAGTAAGGGAGAGCAACATTGACACGGCAAGTTCGATCGCGGCACAGATCGCGGCACCGCAAGCGCAAACCGCTGCGCACGGGCGCCCTGATAATCGCGCTCCTGGTTGCCCTCTTCATGCTGGCCGATCGTGGCGATCTTGAGAGTATGCTCTCGGACTTCAGCGGCGCCGACGTTGCCAACAACGACCCTGCCGAGATCTCCGACGCGAACCGGTTCAACGGCCATGTCACTCGCATCGTCGATGGCGACACCTTCTGGATCAGTGGTCAGGATGTACGGATCCGGATCTGGGGCTCGACGCTCCGGAGACCGCCGCGCCCGGAGGCGCTGCCGCCACAGCCGAGCTTGCGCGGCTGACCTCAGACCACGAACTTACGTGCCGCCAGCGCGACATCGACCGCTACGGGCGCATCGTCGGTCAGTGTTTCCTGCCAGACGGACGCGACATCACCGCAGCGATGATCGAAAGCGGCAAGGCAACCGAATACTGCTCCTTCTCGAAGAACCATTATGGGACCTGTTGAGAAATCCTTTCAGCTAAGAACAATAAGCCGGTTAGACTACAATGCACCGCCATCGCGATGACACCTGCTTTCAGACTGTTCGCGCCCTGGACGGGGAGATCAACCGGGTGCGACCCTTCGGCCTCGACCCAGTCACAGAGGGTGAACGCACTCACACAGGAGAACCGACATGCAGTTTCAACTGAATACCGATGCCAACATTGAAGGCGACAAACGCCTGGCCGAAGTGGCCGAAACGGTTGTCACATCCGCACTCGGGCATCTGACCGACCGTCTGTCACGGATCGAGGTGCATCTGTCCGATGTGAATGGTGCCAAGGGCGGGGCCGACGACATTCACTGCACCGTCGAAGCGCGTCCCGAAGGGATGCAGCCGCAGACCGTCACCCACAATGACGCCAATGTGGACGCAGCGCTGCGGGGCGCGTCGAAAAAAATTCGCGCCCTGCTGGACAGCGAATTTGGTAAGCTGGGACGCCGATAGGGCTCACCGATGACTCAGGCGACCGGGTCATGTGCTGATATCTCTCCGCATCGCCGTCACCAATCATCGCCGTCCGTCCACCCAGTTCGCCACGATCAGCCCCGGCATGCTGTCATGTGCCCGCGCGGTGTCACGGTCGAGATCCAGCCGTTTCGGCAGCTTGACCTGCGGCACCAGCAGGAAGATCGGCACGGTGGTCAGCCCGCGCCCGGTCTTCGAGCGTGACGCCACCGCACGGCCACCCTTGTTCAGCCGCCCTTCGGCGACCAGCAGGCTTGGGCCTGTCCGGCGATAGACGAAGCGCAGGCGCAGACCCGTACGGCGTTCCCATTCGACCGGGCTGATCCGGCCGCCACGGCGGGACTTGCCGGCGGCTGCCGTCGGGATCGTCAGCCAGAAGCCGGTTTTCGAGCGGATCAGCGGCCCGGTGTCATGGGCGCTGACGATGTCGGGCGCTTTGGACCAGACCAGAGCGGCGGCGTTCAGGCTTGGCTGACCCTTCGGATACTGCTGTGACCGGATCGTGCGCGCCAGCCGCTGACCCAGCCCCGCGCCGGTGATCTGCCCACGCCATGCGGTCTTGAGACTGGTCCCGGCCTCGCGCGTGGCAGCCGTGACGGCCTTCTCGCCCGCCTTGATTTCGGCGGCCATCATCGCGGCCAGATCGGGGGTGATGTCGAGTTTGAGCTTCATGGAGATCACGCAGGCCTGAGGTCAATGGTCCAGACGAGCCGTTCACGATCCCGGACCGGCTCGCCCTGAATGAGAAACGCCTCACCATCCATCTCGAGACGGTCGCCGGGGCGCGGTTGCACCACCTCGGCCACGCGCAGATCCACGCGCGTGGTCTCCGACCAGATCCGCGCGTCGCCGAAGTTGGAGATGTCGTCCGCGCGGCGTGTGACCACGCGGATGAGCCGGGGCGCACCCACATCCGAGATATAGACAGCATCGCGGGCGATGTTGGGATCGCCGAAGAGCGTGTCCATGGCGAGGGCGAAGATCGACATGGCCTTACCGATCAGTTCGAGCTGTGCAGGCGGATCGCCAGCCGCGGGCGCTTGTTGACCGGCAGGATCGATCCTTCGGTCATCAGATCGATCCAGCGGCCCTTGGCATCGATCATCTGCCGGGCATAGAGCGGCAGACCCACGGTATTGGCCGTCTCCAGCAGGTTCGCGGGTCCGCCATAGGTGGTGAAGGTCTCGAAGGTGCCGAGGGGAAAGGCGATGCCTTCCCCCGCGGGGATCAGGCGCTCTGATGTGCCGTTCGAGAGCGTGACCGAGCCGTTATATTCCTCGAAGAGGATGCCCGCGAAGGGAAAGGCGCGGCGCATGTCCTCACGCAGGGGCTGGCCGCCAGTGGCCGAGTAGAACTTGTAGGCGTCCTCGGTCTTGGGGTGGCTGATCAGCTTGTCGAAGAACTCCGAGCTGACCAGCGCATGCGCGGTGGTCATGGTCTCGCCCAGCAGATTGTCCTCGATGGCGCGCAGGGTGCTGCGCACCTTGCCCTGGATATTGGTGCCGGCCGTGCCGAACACAAAATCGACGGAGATCTGGGTGAGTCCGAACTCGGTGAAGTAGTCGTAGAGCGTGGTGCCCGCGCCGTCCTTCACGATGCCGCGCAGCGCGTTCATCTCCATGTATTCGCGGGTCTGGGCATGCTTGCGCCGCATCAGCGTGAGCTTGCGGTTCATCACCTCGACCAGCGGATCGGCGGCGTCCGAGACGCCAAGCGCCGGCATGCCCTGAATGTCCGAGGGCAGGATCACATCGTCATGCGGGATCCACGGGAGCGCGAAGCTGCGCATCGAGCGCTGCTCACGGTTGCCGACAGTGGCGGGGGCACCGAGCGGGACCGAGGGCAGCAGGCTGAGGACGCCCTCGCGCTGCTCGATCACGATGGAGCGTTGCGTGACGCCCTCGAAGCGGAAGAGGCCGATCTGGCCGAGGCGGGTGTAGAGATTGGGCAGGATGTTGATGGCCTGCGTCATCTCGGTGAGCGAATAGCCGCCCGCGTCGAACGGGTTGCGGGTGAGGGTCATGGGGATCTCCGGGAAAAGGATATAGGGAGGCGTGCCGCGCCGGGCCGTCACGGAACGGCATGGCTGAAGCAATCAGGCGGTGTCGCGGGCGATGATCCCGAGGGCTGCCAGCTGGCTGATCTTGGTGGTGATCTTGGTCGCGTCATCGACGGTGCCGTCGTAAGCCAGCGCCGCGCGCGACACGATCGCGGGCCCGCGCACGAGCACCACGCCGACGGCATCGCCGAGTGTGGCATCGACCGCGTAGAGCAGCACGGCCCCGGCGGTCTGCGCGCCGTCCGTACCGCCGGAGGTGGCCAGCTTGTATTTGCCGCTGGCGGTGATGCGGCCCAGCACCGACCCGACCGGATAGGCGGTGCCGGCGAGCAGCGGGACGGTCTCGCGGGTGTAGTTCGGGTTGACCTCGTATTTGAGGACATCGCCCATGGTAGGCGGTTGGGTCAGAACGGGCATGTCGGGGATCCTTCAGGGCCATGAGACAAGGGAAATCCCCTGCCGGAGTGGTGCGGCGGGGGATCGGTCGGGCATTGGTTTGTCGGGAGGTAGGTCCAGGCGCAGCTTGGGCGTCAGGTGCGTTTGCCCGCGGCTGCGTCCCGCTTTGCCGCCGCGATGAGCGGGCTTTCCGTCGCCTGTGGCAGGACCGGTGAGGGCGGTGCCGCCACGATATCGCGGGCATCTGCAGCGGCGCTGGCGCGTTGGAGCACGAGGCTGCGCAGGGCCTCGGGGGTTGTCCCTTCACGCAGGGCTTTCGCGGCGTCGATGGCGATCCCGAGGCGGCCCGCCTGAGCGGCGATCTCGGTGATCTCCGCTGCCTCCTGGCGCAGCTGCGCCGAGAGCTCGGCCAGGTTGCCGGGGTGAGTTGCTGTTGGCGCGGGGGTTGCAGATGCTTCAGGGGCAACTGGCGCGGCGGGCGGTGCCGGACTCTCCGAAGCAGGCGCTGCGGGCATCCTGGCGGCCGTCGCATCATGATGTTCAGCGCTGACCGAGCCATCGGCCGGGACATTCGAAGCGGCATCCTTCGGGTCCTGCGCATCCGTCGTGATCTCCTGCGCGGTTTCATCATTGTCGGTCTCTTGGGCCATGGCGGTCTCCTTTCGGGTGGTGGTTTGGGGGCTGGATCGAGATGGTCGAGCCATGTGCACGCGCCGGCGCGGCGGGGTGTTTTCACCGGCGACATGCGCGCGGAAACTGGCAAAGCCGCGCGCGAGATCGCTGATCTCGTCGGCCAGCCCCGCCGCGACGGCATCGGCACCGCGATAGATCGCGGCCTCGGTCGTGAGTGCGGCGTCCTGGCTCAGGGACCCGGCGCGGCCGGCGACGACCGTCTCGGCGAAGAGAAACCGCAGCACGTCGATCTCGCGCTGAATATCGTCGCGGACCGCGTCGGGCAGTGGCGCGTAGGGATTGCCGTCGACCTTGTGGGATCCCGCATGGATCAACGTCACACGCACGCCGTCCCGGTCGAGCTGGCCGCTGAGATCGGCATGCATGACGACAACTCCGATGCTGC